CAGAATTTTGAGCGTTTGCAAACTCACCTTCCCTGACTGTTGAGCCAGGGTCTAATAGTTTCATAAAGTTAAATACAAGCGATAAGTCCCCCGCTGCGCTCGGGTCTTCTAATGATGCCAATATTCTATCATTAGCATCTCTCGACTTAATAAACTCTTGGCTTGCGTCTGTATAGCCTTTTCTTAACTTGCCTTCTTGGTCAAACTTTTTTTCTGCTCCTTCTGCTTCGGTCTTTTTTAGGTCAATCTCCATCTTCTTAATATTTTGAGCTAAGTTAATTTTCTTTATTCCCATACCTTCGCGTTCTAGCTCCAACCCTTCCTTTCTCAATCCTATTTCTTCACGCTGTAAGGCTGTTAGAGCTGCCGCCTTTGCACCTTGCATAGCTGGTATAAACTTATCAGGATCATTTTTCAATAAATCCTTTAGCATCAAAGTTTCCGAAGGATCACCATCCCTAGCGCTAATTTGCCTTACTCTTTCATCTATAAGGAATTGGACATCTTCAGGCTTGTCACTTTTATATGCTTCCAGTGCGGTATCTGCAAAGGCGGCTAAGTCTTGTTTTTGTTCATTCGATTGAATACCTAGTCGCTTAAATAGCTTTTCACCCTCTTCTGGATTGTTAGCATAAAATAAATTAACGGCTTCTTGTGGAGTTGCTTCTGCGGGTGAAACCCCTTCAACTCCCATTGCAGTCTGTAACAATCCCCTCTGCTCTGATTGTTGCTGTTCTGCCAACCCTTGCAATCTCTGCTTATTAGCCTCTTCTCTTGTAAGCATGCCTTGCCGCTGTATTTCCCCTCTATTTACTAATCCTTGTTGAATACTTGATAATATAGAAGGGGCTTGAAATTGTTGTGATGTAACTAATGGCATTTTATTCTCCTTATTGTCCTAAAGGCCTTAACCCATATCCACCTGACACTGAATACCCGCCTGTGCCAGTTTGTGCAGGCTGTGTAGTTTGGGTAGGCGGTGTAGTTGGTTGCTGACTAAACCCCCCCTGTTGAGCATATATACCAGCAGCAGAACCCAACCCTTGTTGTAAGGCTTGAGACTGTCCTAATATCCCTGAAGCCCTAGCTTGACCTGCTGCCATTTGCGCTTGACCAATATTAGCCGCTGATTGCGCCCCGAATTGCCCTAAATTAGTAGCGGCTGTCTGTGCTGAACCTGATATAGAAGCTAATCTATTAAACTGCTGCCCGATATCTGTTTGCGCTCGGCCAAAGGCTTGTTGTTGTAAGGCTGTTCTAATATTGCCACCACCTAGCCCACCTATTGCAGAGGCATTTCTTAATAGTGCTCTCTCTTGTTGCTCTCTTAAAAACTGCTGCCCTGGAGAATCTGCAAAAGCCTGATAAGCTTGTTGCTGTTGTTCTTGTCCGCCTAATCCAGTCAATGCCGCTTGCTGTTGCAAGGCCGATTCTCCTTGCGCCACAAAAGGTTCCATCCTTGCCTTTTGTTCAGCATATCGCGCCCGTTCTTCTGCTTGTAATTCTTTCGCTGACTTTACTTGTGCTCTCGCTGCTTGTCTGTTGCTCTCATAATTTGCAGCGGTGCTAACTACCGCTGCTCCTATTCCCCACCACGACATAATCTACTCCTTTATCTTTAACGAATCGTTTAATGAATCTAACAAGGAATCATACTCATTAAAATCTTTTGCTATTATTTCTGACTCAATCTTTTCTAAATCAGTTTCATTAGTAACGTGAACCGTTATCCACACCATATCTTCATGTATATATAAGGCTCTTTTGGTTCCGGCCTCAGTAATGCCTTGAAATGGGGCTTGTATAATTTCCACACCATCTTCAGTAGCTACAGACGCTTTGCCTGTCATCACAAAGTAAGGATGTGTTACTTTGTGTATCTTAGAGACAAGTAAAGTTCCCTTCGGCATGAATATTTGTCTGATATAGCAATTATCTCCAAACGAATGAACTACAGGGCAAAGCTCCTCGCTCTCCTTGCCTATTAGCACACCGTCAAGCGTTAATATATCTTCTTCAAGATTGGCTATTGCATCTCTAAATTCTTTAACAGCTATATCAGTCATTTTTATAGGTTATTATTAACCATCCTCTATTATAAGAAGTTGTACTATACCCGGCTGCATCAAACTTGCCCGCTGTCAAGCGAACTATATTGACATTAGTACTGTCTGTTGTACCTACATAACCTTGAGGCGTAGTATCTGCCGCACTTGCCCCCACGTTTATATTGTCTCTAGCTGTATCAGCATCATTTCTTATAAATACTTCCGTCTTGATAATATCGGCATAAGCAAGGCCGTGAGCTACATTAATATTGGTGGTAGTGTCCATATTCCAGTCACCAAGCTCAATAATGGAAGTCCTCTCTTGATTAACTAAGGCGGCATTAAGCTCTAGGTATTCAGTCATTCTACGGGTGGCTATGCCATCCGCATCAACTATCGGCTCTCCCCTTCTTGGTGGTATAAGTAAGATAAAAGCCATTAATAACCTTCTTCTAAAGTGCCTTCCATCTTGAGTATATTCGCCTTTACGGGGTCTGTATTAACAAACCTTACTACCCTATTAAAAGGAACTCTACCTAGCCTTCTCCATACTATACGCTTCTTATATTCACCTATCTTGCCAAACGATCTAGCCCGTTCCGCTGAAAACGTCCTACCGCCATCATCTGAATAAGACATTCTGATTTGAGGGTCTGAACCCTGGCCACTTGTTAGCCCCACGCCTGATTCCATGAATAACTCATTTTCAGACCAGAACTGAGCGCTCCCATCTATCATATAAGGCTGTGAGGTTCTTTCCTGATATATAGTCTCCCCATATTCTGTATAAACGTCATCAAGCTTTCCTATACGGCCATCTTCGGTATCGGTGCAAAGAATTTCACCATATGCCTGTACTATTGCGTTTACTCTCCATTTATTGTCTGATAAACCCGATTGCATCTGAAACCACCTCTTAGATGTCCCGTTATAACAAAAGGTAACATCTGGGATAGTGTCTGATTCAAAGGTAAACGCCACTATAAATTGACCATTGACAGTGAAAGTATAGGAGAAGGCTAAAGCTATTTCTGCTTCTGTAAATTTCTGTATTGCATTATCTATCGCATCAGTTGACACTTTAACAGCCGATTGACTACTTATAACCCTCCATATAGCGGCCTTCTCATTTACACCTCCCCCGATAAACATAAAAGTATTATCAAATTCAACAGGTGAAAACTTTGCATAACAACCTTTTTGAATATTAGCCCCCTGTATACGCTGAAAAGGAAAACCAGAGCCGCCTATATTCTGAAAAACTTCTATAGTCTCTTCCCCAAGGATAAATAACTCATTATGATTAACGTGAGCCGCTATAATTCTGTCAGGGTTAATCTCTGCCGTTCCGAAGTCAAGAGCGTCAAAAGTTAAAGGATCGTTCAAGGCGGAGTTAAAAAATACACTTCCATCAGAGGCCGTATATACATAATAGCCATCTTTAAATACAACGGTATCAGCCGTTATATAATCGGGGTCTGTTACTTGTGTAATAGTTGAAGTTCCGCTATCGAACTGATAAGCATTGCCGCCAGGAACTACAATAGCTAGTTTAGTACCGTTACTTGCCATTGATACTCTACCTGTGCCACTTATAAAGCCATAATTAGTGTAAGCTCCGGCTGAGTCAAAAGAAAATAAAGCATTGCCATTGACTACATAAGGTATTCCCCCCATGACAATAGCTCCCCTGTTAGCGTTATCGCCTGTCGTTCCGAATTGCGTTAAGCCTTTTGGCTGTATCAAAGCCCCTGTACTTAATGCTTCACTCTCTGCAATCTGAGGTATCCAATTAATGCAGTTTTGGTGAGACATAGGAATGGATTGATTTTCATAAAACCCACCGAATATATTTAATGGTATTTGTGGCATTATGCCGCCCCTGTGTCATAAAAGAATATGCCTGCAATCAAATCTAAAGTACCACCGCTATTATTTGTTACCTTAAAAGCATAATCTCTAGCGCTTGCCCCATCAGGCGCCAATATCCATTCAGGGACTGCTTGATCTAAATTGCTTGCGCTTTTCTTTTCGCCTATCATAGCGGTCACGGTTTTAGCCTCGCCATAATCAGTGATAGTCGAATTGTAATATATAAGCACTCCCGACGTCTTAACATCGGCATCATTTGTAGATATGACCGTTTCAACTGAGCCAAGACCTGTAACAGTACATCCTTTAAAAAATTCAATATCTACATCAAGCGTTCCAGTGTTCGCTTTTCCGATAAATCCAAATCTTAAATGTACTTGGCGAGTTGCATCACCAGCAGGGACCCTTATATGGTAGTTAACTACAGCAGAATCAGCGATTGTAGGGTGTCTATCACTGTGAGCGAATACCTTACCTTCATGCCCTAAATGATGAAATGTTCCAGTAGTCGGTACACTGCTAACAAGAGCATCAATATCAACACCATCTAATCTTTTTGACCAGCCCGATCCTGACCATTCAAAAACTAGCCCCGTATCTGTCTCAATAACTAATTGACCTATAAATGCCTTGGCAGGTTTTGTATCAGTTGATAATCCTGACCATACATATTTATCTGAACCCCTATCGGGTGAATCTCCTACTGCCATGATATGCTCCTATTAATAATGTCCTGCGTCAAAAAAGAAAGGGATGAAATTGCCTTCTGTATATTCAAAAGAAAATCGAAGCTTATTCCCTGTTACTGCTTGAGACGACCTAGCCCTAATGAGCTTTAAGGCAGGGATATCATCTGTCATGGTAATAGTGCCATGATTTGTGCTAGCTGAATCTATCCAGCCTTGAATAGTTGACGCAGTTAATGAAAGTATTTGTCCTGAACCCGTAGCGGTTAGTGAATAGTTTGATTCTGCCGTGGCTTCATGATCTGTTCCGCTTCCTTGACAGCCGCCCGTATTCCATGTCGAAGTTCCATGCAAATTACTATTCCATGTCACTTCTCCAGGGTTTGCAGGAGAGGATGGATTGCCGATACCTTCATTCCAGTCTAACAATATTTTATAAGTGTCTAAAGTACAGGCATTATCAACTTGAAAAAAATCTACTTCCCAGCTTCCCGAAATTACTGTTACTCCTGAGTATGCAGTAAGGTTAGCTTTGGCAGAATAGGTCATATGATTATCCACCGCATATCTTTGAACACCTATAAAATCTCTAAGCCCTTGATTTTGGTCAGGACTAAAAGAACCTAAATTGGCATCCTCGATCACCCCACCACCTACCCCGTCTTCAATAGTAACACTAGGGTCTAATTCAACTGGACCAACTGCATTGCCAAGCCATACGGGTGCAATAGTTTTCTTTATTATTTGTCTTCCGCTCTCAACTCCATCAAGGTCTATATCTACTACACCATAATCATCATTAGCATCTTTAACATACAAAGCCTTGATATAAATATCATCTTTACCTGTAGAGCTTATACACTTAATGCCGCCTTCTATTTTCTCATAGGTATAGCTGCAACCATATTCTTGTATAGAAAACCTGTAAACATTAGCCGCAGTTTGAGGATTGTTTATAACTATGACAATATTAACCCCTTTGTAATTAGGGTAATACTTTAAAGTAATACCGTCATTAGTTGTATAATAAGTTGATTTAAGGTCATCAAACTTAGGCCCGTATGTTCTATATCCTTTTAATTTAAGACTTACACCACATAGGTTTTTAGTCTTAACTTTGGCTAGGTCTTTTGACTCACTCGCAGTATCAGACGCCCTAACCTCACCGCATCTATTCCTGATAACTCTATCAGTAGAAACACCCACCGCATAAGGCTGAAACCAAGTATTAATATCTACAAAAGAACCATCAGGCTCTATATCATGAAGGCCGTTTTGTAGCTTAGTGCCATATATAGGCTTTTCTATTCCATCAACTAGCTTTGTTGTGCCAGTATCAAAGACTTTAGAATCCCATTTACGCTTGTGTATTAACTCGATCATACCGTTGTATAATAAATTGCATAGCTTATATCTTCAGCTACGCTATTATTTAAAACGACATCTTCACCTAAAGCGCCTTCAATGTAATTACTAGATAAGGGTATTATCCAGTGAGTCCCTCCTGCTATTGCATTTCTCATTTTTATCGTTTTTTGTGTACTTCCTACTTTTACCAACACATCACCTGTCAAAGTAGCGTCTGTCGATATAGACACACCATAAACCCTTACTTTATCTCCTGCCGCTATGGTAACAACTGTTGTATCGCCAGAAGTGGCTTTGTCGCCTACCGCTGATGACAATGAAGCCCCTGTAGATACTACAGAACCGCTAGCACTTACTAGCTGCCATGATAGCCCCGTCCATTCAAATTTATTGCCAGTATCTGTCTCTATTGCTAATTGGCCGATAAACGCATCAGTAGGCTTGGTTGCTGTTGATAAACCCGCCCACGCGTACTCATTAGAGCCTAATTTTGGTGAACTGCCTACGCTCATTAGAAGTTCCTCTTGTCTTTTTCAGGAAAGAAAGTATCATCAAGATCATCGCACTGATTTCCTGCGCCCCTTGGAAGTGTCGAGGGATAATCTACATCCCCTATAAATACGTTCGCTCTTAACATGTTTTCAAAGTGTATCTTTACTGAAGCCGCTAAAGCTGGAGAGATGGGCCTGGAGTATTCAGGAGCTAAAACAATAGCTAGAGAGTCGATTATGGCCGCATTAGCACCCCTTGGAACTCTTACCTCATCTGTTAAGTTGGCAATAGGGGAGAATCCTAGATTATAACCAGACTCTTCCCAGTTGCTTAACATGTCATTAAGCATATCAAGGCCATCCTGAAGCTCACTTGCTTCTAGTGCAGTTTCCGAAGCCCTTATGCCTATCCTTGTTAGCGCCCTTGTTACAAGTTCTGTTCCAGTTGCCATATAAACCTCTAGTGTTCTGTTGGCCCGTCAATTAACTTCTGTACTTGCTTTCTTAGTGTTTTTAGTTTCTGCCTTTTGTCAAGCTCACAACCATAGTGCTCTCTTGCGTATGTTTCGAGTTCGTCCTTCTCCATCTCCCCGATATTCAGAGCACCATTTAGGGAGTTTACAACCCCTTCTACTGCATCACCAAAATCTTGCACCTTCATCGCGTCATCGGGGTCTATACCAACATCAGGCAACTTGATAAAATAAGCCGGAGAGTCCTTCCATCCTTTCTTTTCGTACTCTTCAAACTCTTCATCTTCGATAATAAAAGGTTTTTCAGTCTCGTGATATATCCATCTTTTACTCATGATATTGCCTTTCGTTTAAAGTTTTGCCCCCGAAGGGGCGTTAATTAAAGTTGTGCTGCACCTGTTGAAATCTTGTTAGCCTTAATCCATAGAATCTTATATGTTTCAGAAGCCGGATCAACTGCGCCTGCTGTACTGTTGCCGAAAGTCAAAGCTAGCGTATCTTTAGCGCTTACTCTTGCATTACCTACGACAAGGCCAGCGCTTACACTTGGCTTATTGACAAAAACCATCATATCAGTAGAAAGGCCAGGGACGGTGAAGGTCTGCTCTGCGCTTGTATTAGCTGCCACACTAGCAACATCAAGAGCAATACTAACTACGCCCCCTGCATCTCCATCTCTATCATTATTAAACATTTATACCTCCTCAAAATAAAGGGCGCTATGGAAGCCGCCCCCATTTTGGTTACTTAGTTATACGACATGCAAAAGACCTATTTTGCACTATGACATCAAAGAGAATATCAAACCTGTAAGATTGCGTCATACTTGTACCACTGAAAAACTTGGTAGTAGTAATAGACACGCCCTTATAGTTCTCTCTGCTTTGCTGTACACCACTTCCAGGCTCGGCAACATCAAGCGGAACAAACGCTATTGTTATCGCGTTTTTATGGAAAGCTAGGTTTTGCTTATAGCTGGTTCCACCCGTTCCTGTCTTGACAGTAATTACCGCATCATTAGCAGGTGCAGCAGTTACAGTCTGATATGGACCGCTTGTGATGATAGGAGGCGCTATAGTGATAGTAGCGGGGCCTGTAGTAGCTCCTGAATTAGCATCAGCAAGGACAGTGAAGGTCTGAAGGTCTCCCGTATCTTCCCTTGTTCTCCTATTTACCGAATTAACCCCTGCAATAGTGATAACGTCACCCTGCTTGAGGATTCCGGTTGTGTCATTAGTCCAACCATCAGTAATAAGCGTCTGAGAATCGGTATCTTTTGCCGTTAGATAAGTAACATTCTGGCTTGCCCCGTTCACAAGGGGAGTTCCAGTAGCTACACCAACCGTATGACTCTTGAGGCTGTTTGACTCGAAGTTGTCAAAGCCGCTATACCTACCGAAAGAAGCCTCCTCTATAGCCGTTTTAGCTGTACTCTGTACAAATACACCTTTCAGGCCATTAGCAAGGCTTAGAGCCGTTGCAGAATCCCAGAATGCACACCTATCATTCATCGGTACGCCAAGCTTAGAGAGTTCTGCGCTTGCGTTTCCAATATCAAGGAAAGTCGAAGGGGTAGTACCTGGAGTACCTACAAAGTTGGGTATCTGCCAGTATTCAGCCGCAATAGCCGATTCAACTACCTGTGCAAGCTCTTCCATTGCAGGCTTGATATAACGCTCGTTAGCGTCTTCGATCTTCAAAGAAAGGTCTTCATCTGTAATATCAAAACCTACATGCTGACGGTTATTAATAGTTACAGGTACGATGCCCTCTTCAATATCCTGCGCTGAATAGGTAGAACTCGCTGTAGCTTCAAACATTACAGGCCTACGTATAGAAGCGGTTGCCCCTACTTTAGCGCCTGAGAATATTCTACTGTCGTCAAGCTGCCTGTCAATCTTTTGTCCCATCACCAAAGCATTCAGAAATTCCTTGAGTGCGTACTTGGTAACTAGACTGGTATTTTTAAAATTATTAGCCATTTTAATCTCCTGTTATGGCCAGAACTACGGTAGATGGTAAAACTCATCCATGCTCATATCTTCGAGTGATTTAGAAATAGATGCTCCACCTTTCAATGTTGCTATTGGTTCTGGCGCTGTTGTTGGTTTAACTGTTTTTGTGTCGCCAGATAGCCCCATGCTAATCTGACCAAGTTTAACAGCAGCCATAGTAGGAGAAGCGCTTGCAATTTCACTTGCAACGTCAAGATGCTTGGCTAGGTAGTGGGATACTTGCGGCCCTAGTTCATATATGGCGTTAAGTGTTTCAGTACCGAACCTTGGAAGATTAGCAACCTCTGTTGAATATTCGGGGTGCTTTGCTAAGTATTCAGCCTCTTTAGTGGTGAAATCATCAGCTATCTTCCTTAGTGCCTGCTCTTCTTGTTGTTGCCTTGTTAGTTGTTGTTGAGTTTCGAGAGCCTTTTGGATTCGGTATTCAATAAGCGCTTCCTGGTGTGCGCTATCATCATAATCGTAATCCTCTAGCTGTGGTGCTGCGGCTGGCAAAGGTTTCTTGCTTGCCTCCAATGCCTTTAGCTTTGCCTCTAGCTCGTCTGCTCTTCGCTTCTCTGCATATTTATCTGCTGTTATTTTATTGATGCGCTTTTGAACTGCATCTTGTGCAGGGTCACTTGGCTCATCAATCTGAGGTGGTGAATCCTCTTCTATAGTTTGAGCTACTTCTGGCGCTGTCGCTTCTGCGGCTACCTCTTCCGCTACTACCCCTGCGACTTCATCCATACTTGGCTCTGCTACTTCTTCCGCACCTGTTGATTGTTCCATCATTGCCTCCATAAGAGTTAAATTGCCTGATTTAAAGTAATCAGTAACCTTTTATCTTCAGTTGTCAAAGAGCGTAAGTAATTAACTTACTTTCTTTTAAATCAAGCTACTATATTTATATATATTTGTCAAGTTAAATATTACCTGATACTAATTCTTCTTGAGATAGCGATACTATACCCTCTTGTGCCATCCTTATTTGCTGCTCTGTAACTCCAAGAGGTATGCCAGACTCAACTTGTGCTTTAAATGCGCTCATCATAGCATTAAGGCCGTCTATAGCCGTCTTCTGAGCCTTTAACTTAGTCTCTAATGTCTTGGCATCCTTTCCATCTGTATCAGCATTGATGTTTTCAATCTTAGCCATGATTTCAGCCGTCTGCATTTGTAGATTCTCGAGCAATGCTATTTGTTCTGGGCTTGGCTCTGGCGGGCCTTGATTCAATCCAAGCTCTTGTATCTCTTCTTCTGTAGGCTGGATAGTTCCCTCTTTAATCATTGCAGCCCTAATACGCTTAGTTAGTTCTTCACCTTCAAGCACATTAAGATTCTTAGCTATCATATCAGTTGCCATAGCTTCAAACCTCGGAGATGCAGCGGCTAATTCTATGAGCTGTTGTGCAGACTCTTCTCTAAGGGTAGTATATGCGGCCCCTGCCTCTACATATGTCTCATACTTACCCGCGCTCAAGTCATTTACTATTACTGGCTTGCCTGTTTGCTCATCTATCACTGTCTTATTAAACTCATTGATTCCCTCGGCATTTACTTTTACATCTTCTGTTGTGCCATCAAAGTTAAGAATCGTTACGACTCTTTCAGTATCGTATATCCTCGGCATAAGGTCTTCAAGTACATCACCTGTATATTTAATAGACTTATGAAGGTTGTCACTGAATACAAATGTTGATCTGTCGCCTTTCTTATCCTGTGCTATAATAGCTTTGCCGCTTTGTAAGCCAGGATTAAGACCTAATGCAGTAGGGTAGATACCTGTAGTGGCATATACATCTTGTGCTGCCTGTGTACGTTGTTCAATAAGTGCTTGCTGTACCGTAGGCGACCCCGTTCTTTTGGGTGGGCCTGGATTGTCTGGATCTTCATTGTAAAGCATGAAAGGAGAGTTCATGGTATTAAAAGATCTATATTTGTCTTCATGCCCTAATACTTGCTTAGGCGTAACCCAATACGGGTCTTTAGGTGTTAATGCGGTTGTTTCAATAGCTGTAGAGGCTGCGTAGTTATATATTCTTTGAGGGTCTTTAGCTATCCTAACCATACCCCTTATATATTCTTTGCCTTGTATGTTGTATGTACGCCCATATACAGGCACTAAAGGAATATACTTACCAGCCCACTCTTGCGGCCCCTGAAGTATTTCAGCCCCGTTCATGATATAACTTTCAACTTTACGTATCTTGGTCTGCCGCGTCTTTAATACAGTCACACCCTTTGAGGCTAGTTCATCAACTACGTCCTTCTCTTCGGTAAGGTTCAATACTCTACCATCTGACATCAAGCCTATTTCAGCATCGACAAGCTCGACTCTCCAGTATTCGGCTATCCTGACTTTGTTCTGCCTAAACCATCCATTACATGTGCCTGTATAATATATAGGGTTTTCAAAGTCATTAAAGGCGGCATCGGGGAATTCTCTGCTAAAGGCTTCCTGTGGTATATCTTTAATGTAAAACGCCCATAAAGCATCACGCTTGTCATACTTCTCTGAGGAGTTATCAAAGTATAAAGAACTAGCCGCTGACTTAACAGGCGCTATTACTATTTCCTGCTCAAAGGAATCATCACCTGTGAACTGAGTTAATACACGCCATCCACCATAGCCGGACGTTATCACCTCATCAAAGGCTGAATCATATATCGACTCGGCATCTGACTGATTCTCAATACTACGGGCTAGCCCCATCTTTATCTTAGCGACTTCCTTATTGCCGCCTGTCTGTGGCCTTACTTTTATCTGTGTTCTATTCTGGCGCTGGTCTCCATTAACCTGATCTAAGGCTCCAGCTACCCTATTAAGTGTATACCTGGGCCTATCCTTACGCTTCTCCTTGGCATCCTCTTCCCATTGCCCGTCTTCGGCATGTGCGAACTTGGCATCCTCTATTGCCTTTTCTCTTTGGTCTTGCTCCGCAGTTGATACATTCTCAAAGCGCTCAAGGGCCTCTTTATGTATCGCCTGTAGTTCTTTGGTCATCTCCATTTAAAAACTCCCGTAAAAGTAAGTAAGATAGTTGCTTACATAATATGACAAATAAAAAGGGCTAGTTGCTCCACTCCGAATCAAAGGTTAAATCAACCGATATAGGCGCTTCAGGGTTCATCATAAGCATCATTAAACTATCTGCCATGTTAGGGCTTGCTATGCCTTGTTTCTTCATCTCTATCTTACTCATGATCTGTATGAACCCGCCCCCGTTATCTTTCAAAGGTATTCTGCATACCTCCGCCCTTAGTCCTGACAGGTTATCTATTGAAGAGGATAAACTAATCATTGTATCAGGGTCAATGTATTCATTCTTAACTACTGCCCTATATGTATTATAGAACCTATCCCTTAACTTAGTGTAATATTGCGCTCTTTTATTCTTAAATGTCTGCTTATTGGTTTTCTCTTTCCTTTTATCAGAGTCAATATGGTCTTGGTAAATCTCTTCTGGATTATCTGGCGACTCCGAACCTTTAAACATAACGCTCTCAATCTTTTTACCAGCTAAAGACTTGTTAACCTGTGCCTTTAGTGCCGCCCCTAGTCCATCACAATCCCAAGTAAAATGATCTGCTTGAATACTTATCGCCTTATCCAAGGCCCAGTCACACCCCTCATTGACATCACCTGTGTCCTTGTCGCACACATCCAAGACAACCGAGCCATGCCTTGCAGCAAACCCCTTTGCATCTTCTCCCATATCACTAGGATCATGGGCGCAAACGATAGCACCAATACCTGTAAACCCCAGCTTAATATGAGCATCAATAGAAGCATCAAACCATTCAGGCTTGATGATAGAGTTCTCAACCGTATCATTAAATTTTCCTTCCCAAATCCAATCGTATTTAGCTCTTGTGATATGCTCATAATCCCACTTCCTTAACCGTTCCTGCTCTTCATTCCACCAAGGATTGTCGCGCCAGTTAACTACTGTTATTACATGGACATTATCCTCATAATATCCATCTCTTTCAAGTTCTTTCATGTAAGGGTTAATAAACCGCTTACTAAATGGATCTCCTGAGCTTTGTGGATTAGCTGTGAATATACACTGAGCGCCAGGGTTCCTTATGATTGTCGGTATTAGCTTATCTAGTGACTCCTCGCTTGCTCTATGTGCTTCCTCAAACCAGCTATATTTATATCCTTGTGCTGATTGAATAGAATCAGGATTCCTAGCGGCTCCCTTATACGTTGTTTGCGCTCCATTAGGAGCAATAACCTTATTTTCTAGGATAGTCCAGCCTTCCAGCTTTAGCCTATCCTGAATTGATCCTTTAAACACACGATGAACTGAGTCCGCTAAAGAATCCTGATACTCTCTTAGGCAGTAGATATCGGCTCTCTCGGTCTGCATCTTCATACACATTGCATCACCTACACCGATTGACTTGCCGCTACCCCTTCCCCCTATGATTATTATTAAAGGCTGTGTCTTTTGCAATAAGGGAGACAGCTTCTTGTTCATTCTCATTACTGCCATTAATTGTAGAACCGTTCATTAAGAATATGTTTAACCTGTTGTGTTCTTTGAACCTTATCTAATACATATAAACTCTTATCACTTATAATATCTAACTCCTTCATCATCTCTTCAGCTTCTTGGTCATTAGTGAATGTCATTATTATATGATGATTATGGAAATATACATATAAAGAAGCGTCTATTTGCACTTTACCATCTGCGACCCATGCAGATACCATACGATAGCCAATGATTGCCAATTCATCTATTCTATTTCCATCAGGCATCAAAAACATTACTTAGCATCCCTTGGATCATAGCTATAATCTTTCTTTATCTCAACTATCTCTTTTTTAATATCTTTTATTTGTGCGGCTAAGAAAAACGTATTAACAACACTAAATAATATAATTATAATAGCCATTATCGATATATGCGACATCGTTTCTTTCATATCTTCCCTTCCTTCCGTAGCTTCTTGATTATCTTTCTAAGCTTCGACTTAACAAACCCTTTGAGCTTCCTGCCATGTAACCCTTGGCGTTTACCTTCGTTCTCTATGAGTTGTATATTACTTATCATGATTAGCCTCTACAAACTCTATAGTCCATTTATGCTCTTGTGGTCCACCTTCAGGGCCACTTCTCTCCTGCTCTGTCTTATCCTTCCATCCTGCGTTATTCTTTAGCCAGAAGATAGGGCCGCTACCTTTGCCTGATAATAGGGCTTGCTCCCATGCCATCTCAACAAATTGCTTGGCTCTTTTTACAGTACAAAGAAATTCATCTTTCTTTTCATAATCCCTTAGTGCTTGTGTGGTGAATCGTAGTTCATAGGCAAGACCTGACATAGTAGGAAATAGCTTCTCTGTCTTACATCTTTCAAAGTAAGCGTCAATAACTTCCTGCATCTGTTCAGGTGTATCATACATTGGTGGTCTACCTGCTGGCATTTAGAGTCCTTTATGTTTCTTTATGTTTCCATTAGGAATTTCTTTCTTAAATCCTGTCTGAGTTTAATAGCACTTGTGGCTTTCTTAGCTACCCTCTCACCTGTCTCTTTACCTACTGCAACTGTCTTGCCATGTATAGCTTCATGTGAGGTGGGGTCTATTCCGTTTTTCTTTTTATCAGTCATTTTATATCCCCCTTATTAATATTGCTATTAAAAATATTATTGTTATTATTACTACCCCTACATAGTCTGGAATAGGTTTTTTAGACACATCAGGCATAGACACCATTAAATAATCCACACATGCTTTTTTCAGCTTCAATTTAGCGTCTTTTGTCATGGCAGCACCGTAAATTTTACATAATCAGATTTCATCAATATGCCTGCGACTATTACACTGCCTCTTGCTCTCCATTGTCCGGCTTGATCTAAGTCTCCATCCTGGAGGGTATATTCAAGGTATTGGCTGGCAAGGAATCCTTCATCGTCTACGGTTACATTTGAACTACCTACTACCACGTTAGTAGTAAAGGTTTTCTCATCTCCCCTTTGAGGCTCTAGGTATACTGTTAAAGAAGTGCCAGCACTAATATCCGTGTCAAGGTTTACCCTCAATACAGATCCATACTCTCCCTTATTAAATGTCATAGTTACTCCTGATATTTTTATATATCCGATAGCCTAACCTATTTGACTTTATTTGTCAAGCTTATTATATACCTTGGCAACCTTTGGTGAATCTATGACTTTGTTTTTATGCCCCCACTCTAGCATGTATTTAGATAATGATTCTGGAGTTTCAAAGGCCCATATTCTACCTTTCATCTCCCTGTGCATTGATTCCTCTATTACAAAACCGTTTTCTGCTATTTTAATATTCAATTCCATATTTCCCCCTTATATGCTTTTCCTTATACCCATAGCCTCATCTATGTGAGTACTCTATGCGCCTATTATTAGCCTGTTGAGTTCGCCATATCTCTATTGTTTGTTCTGCTGCCACCATTAGCCATCTTAGCCTTTCTTCCTCTTCCCTAGCAAGCTTTATTGTATCCAGTAATTCGATATAATGAGGATGCGCATAAGCTTCTGACTCTCTTGTTTTATCTGTTCCTGTTGCCTGATTCATTAGGAGAGCTTTCTTTGACTTCCTAAACTCTTCTAGTTGAATACGTTCTGATCTTGCCTTCCCAAAGTTCCTTGCATTATCTCTTATAAACTCTGCGGCCTTTTCTGCGCTCTCGTCTGTTATCATTTCCACCACTCCTGCATACAATTCTTTTTCTTAGGCTTCTCTATCTTCCTAGCTCTACTTGGTCTTGATTCTTTTATACATTTTTTACATTGTGAACGTCTCCCAGTCTTACTGCTTCTATCTATTGAAAAATCCTCCAATGGTTTTATCTCTCTACATTTACCGGTGCATTTCTTTTTCATTTCCCTCCCTTTGGTCTTTCAATAGTCAATTTAACGGGTTTCTCATTTAATAATTCATCCCAGTCAAATGTTGGTTTTTCTTGATATGGGTAAGTATGACTCTCTGTGGTATCCCATAATACATCTTCAATCTCTATTATCTCAACACTGTTATCTTCTACCTCCTCTATCCATTGTTCAAGTAATTTAAGCCGAATCTTTTTAAAATTTATATCATACTTTTCCTGGAAAGTCTCTTGCCCGATATTATGACATTCTACATGTAATCTATGGAGAAGCGGTACGCAAGATAAATCACTGCCGCCTGCCCCCTTCGATACAGTATGGTGAGGATCTGATTCAGCTTTTCCGGTGGCCTCATTCACCATAATCATACCTGTTATGCAACATGGTTGTTGCTTTATATATTCTTTGTAAGCTTCGTTCTTATATCGTTTAGACTTTGGAAACATGTCTTTCATTTCTCCTTACACATTCCTATTTTCTTTAAGCTTTCCTCTTCCTGTGACTCTCCCAAAGCCGTCTCAATTACTTTCCTTGTTTCAAAATCTAATTCTTTCATCCTCTCTTCTATTTCTTTCCTACTTAAAACATTGCCTACCTTTGGCAATTCTTTTCTCTCTATTGGAGGCAATGCCTTCTTCTCTGGTTGTGACGTAATTATAATAATTGGTTTTTTATATTCTAGACCTCTTGCCTCATTCTCTACATCGGCTATCCCTGGCAGATATTCGGGATGATCTTTATTAGACCCTTGTATTGCCTTGTATGTCTTCTCAAATTCGATTCTCTGCCACTTCTCGTCGTCATGCCCCTCTAATCTACATACCGCCCCCCATCCACCCATTAACTTTATCACGGTATGGATAACAGGATCATCAAATTTAACAGACTGATATTGACCGGCCTTTGATTTTCCTTTCTGTACTTTCTCCCAAGCTATTATTGCGGCCTCGTCTTGGTTCCCGTTTATTGCGTTTCTAAAGTCTATAGGCTTTGGGAAGAAGGTTGCCGTGTTTGCAATATAATTCCCAGCTTTCCTTAAATCTGCAATATCTAAATCAAATAAAGCAGCAAAATATAATTCATACTTCCTTGGACTCATATCACCACCTAACATTTCGGCAAGGTCATCCATTATTCCAGTAAATTCTCTTAAATCTGATTCTTTCATTATGCCTCCAGTGTTTTAATTTCTGGCGTTATATCTTTTTCATAAATACCATTCTTTCTTAAAAACTCTTCTTTAGCGGCTGTATTCTTTTCTGTTCTACTCATCCCTATTGTAGATGGCTTTCTTTTGGTTTTCATCATAAGTTGGTCAAATCTCTTCCTGAGTTTATCAGGACTTAAAACATTTGACATCTCAAAAGAATCGTTTTGGCACCACTTGATTAATTCGGCAATATCTCTCGGTTGTCTCTTATCGAGTCTAAGCATCAAATCGAATATTTTAGCCCAAGTTTGTTTATTAGGTTCTTTGAAGTCAGGTTTATTAATCTTAATTTGAGATATGAAATAATCAACAAGTCTGATCTCTTCAGAGTCGGACATAAAGGTTTTATCTTCTTTCTTTTCATTCTTATCTTTCTTTACATTCTTGTTAGTTGTCGGCTCTTTGTCAGTGCTTTGTCGGCTCTTTGTCGCTTCTTTGTCAGTAGCTTTGTCAGTCGCTTCATCACAATTCTGGTAAGTGTCCCAATTTATTACAGTTATTAGCCTTCCGGTCTTTGTCGATTCGTTTGTCAAAAATTGCCACTTTTCTAATTTGACTAGAGCGGTTCTTACATTCCTAATTGAAGTGCCTTTTGAACAAAGCTTAATTAATGAGTCTAATGACGTGATAAATTGCCCTGCTTTACATTCAAATATCTTACCCTGCCACTCCCATTTTTTAGGCTTATGATTAGCGGCAAGTAGGCATTGCAATAATACATCACGCTGGACAGCATTAAGGTCTTGATACATATCTGATATAAGAAGCTTTCTATGGAGTTTAATCCAACCAATCATTACCTAATCCTGTTACATGTACATAAAATCTCTTTTTCTTTTTTATGAATATGGCAAATAACATAAACACCTTTTATCATAGATATTGCCTTTTTTATATTTTTAATATCTGCATCATTAACTCCAATATCTAACAATATTTCGCATTTAATTTCTTTTAATTTTTCCATAATAACCTCTTAAATAAAAAACCTCCACAACAAAGGGGAATGGCCTTTGAGGGGAGGTTTTAGGTTTAACCCTTGTCGGGGTAAACTTCTATGTTCTATTTCAGACCCATTCCGCCTGTGAACTTCTATAATTCAATAATTGTACTCTATCATGCCTTAATTGTCAACTTTATTCTTTCCACTTCTTTAATTATTTTCAATGCAATCTGATACTCTTCCGGCTGGCCCTCTTTTATTGGAATCTTAGGTAACGCAAGGCCAACACCCCCCGAACGTCTTACAAGGCATCCTCGCTTTCAATCATAATAGACTCTTTTGCTTTAAAGTATCGTCATTATCAAATCGAGAAGCGGCCAGTTTCAAATTGATTTTAGCCTGTTTAAAATAGGAATCTTTAAGCTCAATCCCTAATCCTTTTCTACCCATAGAGACAGGGCTATAAACTTCCGAACCTACTCCCATAAATGGCGTCAAAACGACTTCTCCCCTATTACTATACAAGTCTACCAGCCTATCAATTACATCAAGCTGCAAAGGGTGTACGTGCTTCTCGTCGTCCTCTTCCTTACCATCCCTGAAAGGTAAAACATTATCTATCCTGATATCATCCCAAACGCTTGAAGCGTACCTTTGCCAGATATAGTGAGATAGTTTATTTGATTTTGGGTCCGTATGATCTGAATACGAGTTTTTCAGATGGTCCCATAACTCTTCTGCATTCAATTTGCAGTTGTTAGCATTATTCCAGGCATTTAATATATTCGGCAAAATAGGGATATCACCGGCATAATATTTAAAGCCATGAGGATGAGTTACCGGCACTTTGTTTTCGCCTTTTTTTGTAAAGATTAACACGTAATCAGGCATGGCCGTAAAACATTGAGTTGAATCTTCAACTATCAACTTGTGCATAAGACTTTTGACCATTGTCCTCATTCTAACCTTTAGCGGCTCTTTCCATATTGTTATTCTATTCCGATACTGGAAACCATACTTTTCATGTATACGAATAATCTCATGGGGGAAATCCCAAAGATAACATGAATTATCAAAAACATCTGTACAATGAACAGCCGTTATCCGTCCGGCCTTTGTTACTCGAGCCATTTCACTTATAAGGAAATCATATTGATCTAAAAACTGTTCTTTATTTTCGCAGTTGCTGAAATCCCTTTCACTGCTCGAGTAATTATAAAGCCCCGCGAAAGGTGGGCTATATATTGACAAATCAATAGACTCATCGGCCAAGCTTGGCAATACTTCCATGCAATCGCTATTGTACAGGGCATAATCTTTTTCTATTATCTGGTCTTTTGTTTTCATGATATAAACTCCGGTAATTGAATGTTTTTGTCAAATTCCTTAACAGTCATATTAAAATCTTGATTCGCATGAGATACAAGATTTTCATATAACTCTATTGCTTTTTGTGTCTTTTCTTCAAGCGCCTGTATCACTCGAGACTGTCCATCACTTATGACAATATCGCAAGTAACTTCCCTCTTCTGGCCAAACCTCCAAAACCTCCTTATAGCTTGATAAAATTGCTCATAACTATATGTAGGGAAAAAAACCGTATGGTTGCAATGCTGCCAATTTAATCCCATCGAAGTCATTCTTGCCTTAGTTATAATTCTCTTTATGTCCCCCCTGGCAAACGCTAAAAGTATATCTTCCTTTTTCTCAATAGTCATTCCCCCTATTATTTCGACCGCCTCATTGTCTAAATCAGACAACAATTTGCTTTCCTCATTAAGATTGCACCAATAAACAGATGTCTTGTCTTTAGCAAGGTTTACAGCAGTTTCACATCTTTCATTGATTGTAAGTTTCTGCTCTGCCCTAACTTCCGTTATGGTCTTTGCAGGCATAGCAAATAAAGCGGCCTGCCCGTCGATTGTCCATTGTTTATCATTCCTTATAATATGCTTGTTTGAATGCAATTTAGGGATATCATAGCCATCATTGCTGAATCCTAAATCAGACGGCTTTTTAATCATTATAGACCATTGGTTTACCCATGCGAAAAAGTCACGTTCTGCATGAGGCTTGAGATAAAACTTCTCTCCGATATTCCTGTTATTACTATCGGCAGATCCTTGATTAGATTTGAAGAACTTGCTCAACATATCCATATATCCCATATATCCCAAAGCCTCTGAACTATTGCCAAGCTCAATAAAATCATTCGGGCTCGGTGTCGCAGTACTCAAAAACCGATAAGGCACTTTCTTGATAAAAGCTATTATCTGATCTTTTATCCTGCCTTGAAAGTTTTTTAATATGCTTGACTCATCTAGCATCACACATTCAAAGTCATTAGGATTTAATAAATGCAATCTTTCATAATTACATACTACGATCTTTTTTGTAAACTTCCCATCTTTTGAATGTTCTATATCATCTACCCCTATTCGATGAGCTTCATCAATAAACTGAAAAGCCACCGCCAAGGGAGTTAATATCAAAACTCTTTTATTTGTATGCCTGATTATGTTTTCAGCTATAGTAATTTGAATCAATGTTTTACCTAATCCAGTATCCGCAAATATTCCTATCCTCCCCTTTTTTATTGCCCGATCAATTACATTACCCTGAAAGTCAAACGCACATTCAGGCAACCATAACCTATCAAATCCAAAATTGCCTATTGAATGTTTTTTATTAGCAATAAATTGTTTGTATTTATCCATACCTCCTCCAATATAAAAAGGCCCCTTCATGAGGTGCATCTCACAAAAGGGCCTAGTTTGTTCATCCCGAAGGATAAACTTTAATTATTATCGGGAAGTCATGCACTACTTTCCGACCTGATTTTTACCTAATTTAACCTATTTATTTCATATTGTCAAGCCTAAATTAACAACGCCACCATAAAAGCAATCAACCTTATATTCCCCCTGTAATCATCAAGGATATGTAAAGCACCCCAACGTATAGGGTCAAATGGTAACATCCACCATACGCGATTGTAGATAGCTTGATTGTCGTTTATTTCGGGACACATAAGCCTGCATATGCTGTTATGGGACATCATTATTTATTGCCTAGTATTTTATTAGCGTCTTCAATAGTAATTGCCACGCCTGCCACACCTCCGCACATATTTACACTATCAATAAAAATCTGTTGCTGATCTGATATCTTCTCGCCTACCTTCTTTACTTCAACCGCCAGGAATCTGCCATTTTTCATAAATCCAATTATATCGCTAACGCCCGTTTTTCCTATTTTATATTTGCCCTTTAGCCTACCTTGAGTAGTTACCCACGCATCATAGACTTTCGGGTGTTGTAATATAAAAGCTAATATATCTTTTTGTGAATCACTCATCATGCCTCCCTCGCCTACCTAATAATTTACCGATCAACTCCCCAACTTTATAAGATCCAATTCTATGCGGACGCTTATTCTTTAATCTCATATACCCATCTCGACTATAATAATGTGAATCAATCTTATCTGGACACATGAATAAAATAATTTTAGTCTGTCTATCACCATAAGGGGTATGACGAGTTACTGTAATTTCATCCCAATATTCTTGATGATTAATCTCATCAGGATAATCAGGCGCAGGACGCTCTAAAATTAATCTTTTGCGCTTCTCTGTTTGGTTTTTACGCCATCTTGATCGTTTTTCATTCATCTGCATCACCGGTGATCCGTATATCACAGTGTTATAATTTTTCTCCTGCATCCAAGCACTCAAAATAAATATCCATCTCATACATTAGAGTTTCACCATTGTCACCGTCCCCACCCTTCTTCCAGCAAAAGTAATCACCACACAGCTCAAAATCAATTTTCATCAAGGCTTCCATTAGCTCTTCGCTTTTAGGATGGTGGTCTATGCCTTGCTCCCACCTTTTGTTTATGTCTCTTTCTACACTCATAAAATTATAACCCCCTAATTAACGCAGACGGCTAACAGCCATTCTGCTTTTTAAGTGTTCGTTTCCTGCCGCTGGTTATCAATCTTGTTAAGCCGCAACCTCATTTAAGGCTTTGGCTATCTTCTCAGCATCTTCCATTGAAAAACATTCACAAATGATCTCGCAATGATCCTCGTATTGTTTCCCACCAATCATGTCAGGTTTAGTTGTGTCCACCACTGTCGCTTCAAAACAGCAATGAGCGCTCTGTGATCCTTTTCTTGCCTCATATCGCATCTTCTTATCCTTTCTTTTTAAGGTTCATGCGGCTTAACCCAACGCTCAAATTTTGACCGCCAGGGGCGCATCTGTTTTTAGTGTTCATCTTGCGGCGGCAATTTAGCTCACCGTTAGGCAGTCAAACATTCCAGCTTTCTATAATCGCTGGCTCTTGTCCATCGGCCACAATTAACTCATACATGAGTTCGTCACATATACATGCCATGCAAGCGTTTACAGTCTTAAATCCCTGTAATTCCCTTTGTGGCTTATCCTCTCTTTCATCTCGAATAAAATAATTGCTAGGGCCTCCTCTGATGCTAAAGATTCGTCTCTTATCATTCCATATATCCCAATGCCCGTGGTTCCTTCGATTTACACTAAAATTACTAATCATATCAATCTCCTTTGTTTTGCCTAACCATGGCGCTCCAGCGGACCGCTAACGCGGCTGCTGACCTTGGTTGTTAGCTGCCCTTGTTCGCTGTAGCAGCAATCTTAATTAATACATCTCTAAACTCTATCGGCGTGTGTATCCTGGGCGAACTATCCTTACCGCCTCCTTTGAAGGCAAGAAGTCCGGCCTTTCTGCATTTTTTGCGTCCGTATTTCTCCATAGCCCATGCAGGGAAGTCTTCGTCAAGCACCTTATAAACTCCCCACTTTAATTCCGGCAAATCACATCCTACAGCATAAAGCAAAGTGGGCTTTGGCGCATAATGTCCATATCGGCCTTGCTCTACGCAACAAGTCCACCCGCCATATTCATCAGCTTTTATCCATCCACCTTCGCGCGGCGGCTTGGTCAATCCGAAATGTTTCCAGGCATGGCTCCCGTAAGGATGCTCCAGCACCCCCCCATATTTTCTCACCGCCGCTAGTGCCGCCTTAAAGCACCCCCCATCATCGCCTTTTTTCTTCCTTTGTCCGGTGCGCTTTATCCATAGAGGTTGCCCCGCCCACATTTTTCCCCAACGCTGGCAAGGCGGGTGGGCCACTACTGGATACGGCCCAGGATATGATCTAGCGTCTCGCTGTTCATCCCAGGGGTCAACATTAGGCATTCCATAGTATGCCCCTTTATGTTCTACAAAGAGGGCAGCTAACCCAACATTCAACATCAGTCGTTCCTCCTTTCGACCGCTAACGCGGCGAGTTAATTCCATCTGTTATGTGTTTAATATCTTATAAACTAAATCCGTGCTTTTTTGAGTTCTATACGTGTAGCACTTGTTAAAAAGGGCTGGAGTTGGCACCAGCCTATGTTCTATTATTATCTCCTTAGCTTCGGATTCACTTAGTATCTCAACATGTTTCATCCTGCCATTTTTTACCATCGCAAACCTAAACACACCTCTACTGTCAGTGATAAACATATCTCTACAAACCTTAGGAGTCTTGGTCCCTTTTCTTAATGTCGTTTCCATCCAATCCATTTACCCCTCCATTGATTAACGCCACACATAACCATGGCGCTCCAGCGGACCGCTAACGCGGCTGCTGATCTTGGTTGTTATAGAACTGTCTCATCAACATACTTCTCAACTTCCTTCATGGCCTCTTCTCGCGAAGGTTCATTGCCTTGATGCTCGTTATCCTGCAAGTCCCAATTCCATGTTCCATCTTTCTGTCTGCTTATAGATGCTATTACATCAATCCTATCCTTTTGCTTATTAACTGGCTTTCCTAATACCCATGTGCCATTAATTCCAGCCAAGCAACCCCACACAAGTTCTATAACCCGTCCTTCAACATTGGACTTGTTAAGGGGCGTTTTCGTTTTTGTGTCTTCGTTCGCTTTGGTCAATTTCTCCTCCTTTTGGGCTTGGCTCACAAGCCAGTTAAGTCTATCGTTATCTGGCAAACCTTTCATTAAAGGCTTCCTTAACTACATCTGCGGCCTCTAATGCTCCGCTTGTGCTAGCTAATGAACCACTCGACATATAGGCGGTGCAAGCGGCCAACCATACATTCTGCTCTTTAATATTCCGCTTGTGATCAATTTCTTCTTCATGCCTCCGTTGAGTTGCTATTTCGCTAGCCAAAATTGCTGCTGTTTGCTCTTTAACAGCCTCTACCATAGCTTGTTGAATGCCAGATAACCCAGCGCTCAACCCTTCCTCTTTAGTTTCTGTCCCACAATATTCATCTTCTGCCCATGTCATATCAATCTCCTCTTTTGGTGTTTGGACTCTCAGCCTGCGGCTTCGATCCGGTTAGCTTTCTCTGTTATGTGCCAATCTTATCAATCAAAGCTATCCCGTTCCCAGCACATTTGATCTACTTCATCAAAATTACAAAGTTGGCAAATATTACTTTCTATCTCTCCCATATCCTCCCATGCCTCAAAGGGTTGTTCACATCTTTTACAGTGGCACATAACCCCGCGCTGCATTTGACCGTTGTCACGGTCTTCATTTGCGCTCTGTGCTTGTTCTTTGTCGTTTCCCATTGTCTTCTTCTCCTTTCTCAGCCACGGCAACTGAGCTTATTTGTTATAATTTTTCTCCTGCATCCAAGCACTCAAAATAAATATCCATCTCATACATTAGAGTTTCACCATTGTCACCGTCCCCACCCTTCTTCCAGCAAAAGTAATCACCAC